GACACGATCTATAATTGAAAGTTTCATTCCCTTTGGTTTGGATTCTTCAACTACTCTTCTCATCTCGCTCTTGTAGACCTTAAGCGGTCTTCCAGTTCTATAAATGTTATTTTTGTCTGCATCATCATCTGCAAGTTCATGTGCATGAGTAATTTCAGTTTCTTTGGATACTCCGACAATAGCTCTACCAGGTTCAACATCGACTTGTCTTCCACGTTTCTTACCTTTTCCTTTTGCAAGACGGCCTTGAAGCGTAGGATGATATTCTCCTTCATCTCTTTCTGCATCATCAATAATTACATCTTCAGTTTCTTTTGCTTTTTCAAGTAATTGGTGTAGATGATTAACTTTTGTTTGAAGTTGTTCCGATAAATTTTTGTAATGTTGTGTTAGGTAATTCATAGTTGCATTGTCCTGTAAATTTGGAAGATTGTGAAAGTCGTTCGGGAAAAATGAGTATGCCATAAAATTATTTATAAAACCAAACAAACCCGAAAAAAACGAATAAATAGATGTATGAGAAATAATAAACCTCTTAGTTTAGAAGATACTATTCGTGCTGTCCATAATCAGCACAAAAATCGTCCAAGTCCACTCTTAATGATTCAAGAAGACAGTAATATTCATATGAGTCCTACTCAGGTTCCAGATAACATGAGACAGGCTCCAAATATTCGAGATCAACTCTTGAATAATTTTATACCAACAAATTCTAGATTTAGTTAATATACTCTAAGAGACTCTATAGTACTAGTACTTTAAAGTTACTTAAGATATTCTTTTATATATTCTTTTATAGTTTACTTTATAGTTCTCTAGAGAACTTAGTCCCTCTAACAACTTAAAGTTTCTGTAAGTATATCAACTGAACTTTAAGAGTCAAATAAATAATAATATGATTCTTGAAAAAAGCAAATTGCTTAAAACTTTCTATACTCTGACCATGGAAGACAATGGTCCAAAGACTTTATCTGAGTTAATCTGTAAAATTGCTGTCAAGAAGAAGGAACCCTTTGCTCAAATTTTTGTACTGATTCCTCCTCCTTATATGCAGGCAGTTATGGAATACATACAAACTACAAAATTAAAAGTAAAAAATGTGGTTAGCGATAATCAAAATTACATACTGGAGTTCTAATGGCAGAAGATAAAGAATTAAGTTTTAATGAGCAGATTCTTAATCAACTTTTAAGTTCTAGTATTAGTTCTAGTAAATTACAGACTTTATATCGGGGTTCAGATCTACAAAAAGAAACATATGCGTCACTAGAAAATGATGATCTTGCTTATAAGCAATTTATTACACGTACATATGGTTCATATGAAAATTATCTTACACAAAACAAAATTAATCAAAATGTCAATGTTTATGATCCAATGACAGATTATATCATGGATGTTACTGTTATTACCAAAGATACTTCATACAAAACAGATCACATTTCTACACAAGAAGTTATAATGGAAAATTTAACAGGTGTTTGTACTGTGTATTTTAATAAAAAATCAAATGGTGCATCTAGACGTTTAACATGTACATTGGAACAAAATAGTATTCCTACATCTCAATCAAATACAAGACAAAATTTCTTTTCTCCACAAAAAGGTGATCGTGTAGTTGTATGGGATTTGAATGCTCAAGGTTGGAAATCCTTTTATATGTCTTCGGTTATTAAATTTATTCGTGATGACACAACTGGATTACAATAAATAATAATATCATGTCCACCGAAGAGCAAAAACGAGTTGACCATCTGTATGCAATACTCTTTCGTGAGTCAAAGATTATCATTTCTAGTTACGAAAAATATTTAAAAGAAAAACTTACGTCTAAAGAGTTAGCACAAAAGATGTTAAGTCTTCGAGATGCAGTACTTCGTATAGAAGACTCAAATAAATAATTGACATATATTGTGTTGGTGATATACTAACGCAGATGACTATCAATTACGAACCAAAACTCGATTATTCTGATGTTCTGATTGTTCCACAACTTTCTGATGTAAAATCTCGAAACGATGTAAGTTTAGAAGTTTCAACAACTTTTAAATGTGGTCGAGTTTGGAAAGGTACGCCCGTCATGGCTGCTAACATGTCTACCATTGGTACACATGAGATGGCACTTGCTCTTTCCAAGTATAGCATGGTAACTTGTCTTAAAAAAGGTTTTGATTATTATGATTCCTTTGTGAAGCAATATGCCGATAAGGAACATAATGTTGCACTTAGTCTAGGACTAGATGCACAAAGTAAATTGTGGCTCGATACACCATCCACAAATGACCCAACGTTTATTTGCTTAGATGTAGCAAATGGTTATATGAAAGAGTTTCATTCTTTTGTTAGAAAGGTAAGAGAGAAATGTCCAACGTCGATAATTGTAGCAGGGAATGTAGTGACACCAGACGGAGTGTCGGCATTAGCGGAATCGGGTGCAGACCTCGTGAAGGTGGGAATCGGAGCCGGGTCAATGTGCTTGACACGGAGAATAGCGGGAGTGGGATACCCCCAGTTGTCCGCAGTCGTAGAGTGTGCGGAAACCGCAGCAGCATTAGATATTGGGATCGTTGCTGATGGTGGAGTAGTTCACTCCGGAGATATTGCAAAAGCATTCGTTGCCGGTGCAGCATTTGTTATGGTTGGTGGAATGTTTGCGGGGCACGATGAGTGTGGTGGTGAAATTCGTCATAAAGAGCATGGACAGCTCACAATGTTGCATTATGGAATGAGCAGCAAAACTGCAAATGACAAATACAATGGTGGTCTATCCACATATCGTGCGTCAGAGGGACGCACAGTGGAGGTTCCTTACCGTGGACCTGTATACAATACGATACAAGAAATTCTTGGTGGTTTGCGCTCGGCTTGTTCTTATGTTGGTGCTTTTGATTTGCCTTCTCTATACTCCAATGGTACATTGGTAAAGGTTAATCGTACAATCAATAACATTTTTGAAGAGAATGAAATATGAATATTTTTGTTTTAGATAAAGATCCGTATGTTGCTGCTCAAATGCTTTGTGATTCTCATGTCTGTAAAATGATTCTTGAAGGATGTCAGATGCTTTCAACAGTTCATTCTTTAGATATAGTGCAAGGCAACAAACCAGAATTATATAAACCATGTTTTCACAATCATCCATGTACTATTTGGGCAAGAGCATCTAAGTCCAATTATTATTGGTTAGCCAATCATACATATGAATTAACTAATGAATATACTAGCCGTTATGGTAAAATCCATAAGTCTACTAGTATGTCACATTGGTTTACTAAAAATGCACCAAGTAATCTTCCTAATACTATTTGTACTGACTTTGCACAAGCAATGCCAGAACAATATAAGAACGCTGATGGTGTAGCCGCATATCGAGCGTATTATCTTGGAGAGAAAGCCAGGTTTGCTAAGTGGAAACTTGGTAATGCACCTGAGTGGTTTACTTCGCAGGTTTCTTCTGACGAGTTGGTTCAGACACCATAGCATCTGATAATGCTTTCATTCTTGCAGCAATACCAGTTTTTTCTTTTACAGACTTCCTGTAATCAGATGCATTTAAAAATTCTTTACCTGCTTCAGCAAAGTTGCCAGAATTCAAATGTTTCAATGCCGTTGGTGATTTACCTAACATTCCTCTAAATTGTTCTGATGCAAGTTGAGACTGCAATTCAGGAGAATATGTTTCAAACTTTGGAACAAGTTTTTTTACTTGCGGAAGTCTTTTAGTAACATCTCGTGCTAACAATCTATCAGCCTGTTCAGGTGTCATTCTTCCACCTTTACGCAAAACACTAGATCCAAAATTTGGATCTTTTTTGTGTTCTTCTGGAAAAACTTCTTTAAAAATTTCTTCTGATTGTTGTGTAACTAGATGTCCGTGACCAATGGTATCTAAATTTTTACTATCTTTATATACACCTAGAATTTTTTCTTCATTTCCTGCAGACTCATATTCTTTAATAACCTTGCATATTCCATTAATATCGCATTGTACATTTTGATTTTCTTCTGCCAAATATTGTTTAAATGTTTTCATATTATTGTTGCTTGCTATTAGTAATAAGAGTGATATAATTATATTATACAAAGGAACCCACTATGAGTAATGTAAAAATATTTAGACTTAATTCTGGCGAAGAGATTTTATCACGGTTTACTGAAAATGAAACATCGTGGACTTTAAAGGATCCTGCAATTCTTGTACCTATGCAACAAGGTCAAATTGGTCTTATGCCTTGGATGATGTATAGCAAGGCTGCAAAGGGTGTAACAATTCCTAATGCATTTATTGCCTTTACGGTTGAGCCACTTGATGAACTCAAGGCTCAGTATGATAGTAGTCTCAATAAGGGAATTATTACTTCTGCTAAGGGAGTGGATCCACTCTCCCAGCTAAAGTTATCTGTGTAAATTATGAATATAGATCATGTGATTGAAAATTTTGTTCCTATTGCCAAGCCACTTTCGATGGCAATGGAGAGACAAAAGAAGCATATCTCATTAGTAATCTATAAGCGGAAAATTATCGCGGTGGGTCAGAATGTATTTAAGACCCACCCCGATACTTTTCGTTTGGGATACCGTGGTTCTGATATGCACTCAGAACTCGATGCCTACCGAAAAATTCCAAAATCGTTAAGAGGAGAAAAATTAACTCTTCTTAATTTTCGTTTTAATAGATTTGGTAACTATAGAAATTCTAAGCCCTGTCCAGTGTGTGCCAAGTGGTGCAACGAAGCTTTTCATAAAATATACTACACCGATGATGAGGGTGTACATATTCTATAAATATTAAGTTCGTAAGGGTGATTATCTATGCCAAAAAAAGCGTGCTGTTGTAATAAATGTAGTTGGTGCGATAGAGATCATTGGTATCGAAATACATATGATCCACAAGATCCTTTTGCAAATGAAGGCATATTAGAACAACCAACTCAACCAAATTGGGCATCTACCGGTACTATTACTACAGAGTTACCAAGTGTTGGTCACCCAATGACTGGTTTAAATTTAATTAATTGTGACGATTGTCCTCCATGGGGACAAGACTCACAGAGTTGTTGTGAAATAGGTAGACAACCAGATGTTGCTCGAATAAAAATAATAGATCCAGAAGATCCCCTTGCAGGTCTTACAAGTTCTTTTAGAACTCCTTCCAATTTATTAGATATACCATCATATGGATGGGGTGATGCTGCATTCTATGGTGATATTTCTCCATGTTGGTTCAATGGAATCAATATGACAAATGTTGATCTTTTTTCTGGAACTCCAGGTTGTTCTGGTACATCTGGTCCAGGACCAGCAGGACCTACTGGATGTTGTGGTCCATCTGGATTGAGTGGTTCTTGTGGTTGTTGTGGTTCTGTTGGGTGTTGTGGCACATCTGGATATACTGGTTTGGATGCATGTTGTCAACCAACATATTATAATGATAATCACTTTTTTAATTTTACATTTGAATTAAAAATAGAAAAATATAATAGTCAAGGAAATACATATTCAACAGTTATTGATATTAAACGTACTGGTCCTGCTAGAAATGTAAGACCACATCCAGATGCTTGTCATTCATTTAATGTAAATGAAAATTATCCTTGGAGAGAATTATCAAATTGTGAAGTATTTTTTGATACATTTAATGATGATGGAATTCCAGCTATATGCGCACGTGATTTTGCTCGTATGCCTCGTGGACCCTGGCCATATAGATTTAAAAAAAATATGGATATAGATCAAAATTCTGCAGCATGTTGGTCTGGTAATGCAGTTTTTGAGGGATCTAAATTTACCAAACAACAAGTTGAAGAAGCTCTTGCAGACCCAGAGTCATATTCTGACACTCCCTGGATAAGACAATGCCCCTTAGTGCAAACTAAATGTTCTGGTACATTTGGTCAAGATGTTGATGCTTGTTGCAGTGGTACTTTTTTAGATCCTGATCAAATATGTACTCAATTAGATCCAGACAATGGAACTCCATTTGGATGGGAAGACGTTCCAGAAGGTTGTAAAGCATATTCCAATTCAAATCCTAATTTTGTAGGAAGTCTGCCCTTCGATGGAAGTACAGCTAATATGCATTTCTTTGGTTGGATGAATCCTTTCAATAGATACACCACACCTGAATGGGATTTATATGAAGGTCCAGCCGGATTAACTGGTACAACTATTTGTGGTTGTGATGGAACAGGTTATACATGTGCACCATCTGGATTTTGTGGAGCATGTGGAGCATGTGGCCCACAAGGATATACATTAGGTTTATCAAGTAAAAAAGTAAGTTTAAATGTAATTGTTCCAACTCAATATGATTTTGGAGTAGAGGAAGGTGGAAAAAATCCTTTTTGTAGCCCAGATGCAGGCGCACAGGGTTTAGGGTTTGGTGAATGGTGTTTTGGTATGGATTATGAAGCACCTGATGAAATTGGTGCATTAGAACTTGCTGGATATCAATGGTCTAACGGAAGAGAAGCAGATGGTATATGGATTCATCAAACACCAACTAGTGCATTAAGAGTATTATTTACTTTAGATCATAGTGATATTGCTCCTGGAAAAGTGTGGAGAGTTTTTAGAGATTGGGACGTGACAGTATGTAATAGAGTAAAGATTTTTAATGCAGGTACTCCACAAGAAACTAAATTTAGAATTAGTTTAAAACAAAAAGTAGAAGAAGTTCAGTTTTCTAGTCTTGGTTGTGATTGTCCATCCGGAATTACAATTAATGAAGATGGTAAAACTGTAAGTATTGAAGATGCTTGTGATGATCATGTTATATTTGGTGAGTTTGAAGAATCACCATTTGCTTCTTGTTGGGAATCTAATATAGATGGACCAAATTCTGATAATGTTGGAGGACGTGTATCTTTTTCTGAACGTGGTCCAATTATTATTCGAGCAATACTTGAAACTGATGAAACCGGATGTTCTAATTGTTCTGGACCAAATGATCAAGCATTTACAAATTGTGCAGAAAAATTTGGCTCACGCACTCACCCCCTTACTAATATAAATCCAAAGGGTGGACAATTGATGATTGTCAATGGGTCGGGTGTTGCATGTCCAACCGACTGTCCTATTGAATTTCCCAAATACGGTACTTGGCCCAGTGAACCGATACAAACATGTATAACGCAATGTTGGACTTTATTGGGTGCAGGATGTTCTCCTAATTTATATATTCCTGCTGGTGATATTAAAATGATTGATCCACCAGACAGTGTATATGCAATATTTAAAGAACACGGAGCACGATTTGATGATGCGATTGCTGATATTCCACGTGCTGCTGGACATAAAGGTTATGTTGGTATATTGAGATATAGAAGTTCTTATATGCCTATATCTCAATCATCATCTGCCATAGAAAATGAATTAAACTTTAAGTATGAAGATGGAAGTGAGGTATTTGGTACACATGTTCATCAATATGAAGAATATAGATGTATTTCTGGAAATATATGTGGTAATGAATTTTCTAAACCCAGAGATATTTTTCAAAATGCAAGAATATATGTAGATAAATGGCCATCGATAGCTAAAGTAGGTAATTGTATCATACATTGTCCATGTGGTGCATCCAATACTACTGAAGAACCAGACCCAGAAATACCAGAACCAGGACAACCATGTAGGGATGGATCTTTTCCTCCATGTAGTGATGTATTTAATGGTGGTTTTTGTGCAGGAGAAGGTGGATTTGCAATATGTCCTTGTAATAAAGATAATCCCAATGCAGCAAATATTGGACCATTTTTGTTTCCAAGTTATGGGTGTAATACAAATCTATCAAGAATAAATGGATATGGTGCTGCAGATTTTAATTATACTTGTTTTCCAGAAATTCCACAGGGAGTATATGAACCTACTTGTTTAGATAATAACACTATACCACATAGATTTGGATTGGACTCTGAAAGATTTTATTTTACGGCATTTGGACAAGTGGATGCGTATACTGGTCTCGGCAATTTAGGATGTGCTGCAAGATGTTCATGTCCTGCCCCAGATCCACCAACTGGATGTTTTAATGAAGATGGATCATGTCAATTTTGTGGAGGTGCGGGAAGTGGTATTGGATTTGGTTTTCCTAGAAATATGATGATTAATTGGAAAAAATATTTATGCCACCAACGTTCAGTAGATGGTTATAAAATTCCACCCGATATTATGGGAAAATTTGAATGGGGATGTGGTGCCAAAGATGGAATCACAGGAAGCACAACTGCTAACGGATGCGATGTAGCATGGTCAGTAGGCGATTGTGTGCAAGCAAATGTACCAATTAATTCACTATCTACTACAATAGATAGACTGAAAGCTGTCAGTGATCTAGATCCAAATTATCATATTAGATTTGAAAAATATAATATAATGTTTGATGATGTATTTGATCAAATAAACAGAGATGAAGAATTGTGCCCATGGGATACGACATATGAACCAAATACAGCAAGAAGTGGGTTGACATATGGTAGAAATCATATTATAATAAAAGCACAAGGTCCATACTAACTTATGCAAAATATTTCTTTAAAACAAATTGTTTATTGTGAAACAAATAAATCTAAAGCATTTCATAGAATTAATTGTACCCAGTGGGTTGTAGAAAATGATGGAAAGTGTGCACCATACTGTACTTTAAAATCCAAGCATGTATTAGCAAGTGATTGTTCTAAATGTGATGTACGAACTCCATTGGTTGAAACTGTACAACAAAATATTAAATCTAATGTAATAAAAGATATGCAAAGTTTAATACCACAAACAAATCTTTATACGGCTGTACCTGTACAGAATAATGTTGATCAAAGTTTTTTATCTAAGGCTGCACAATATTCAAAAATTGAAGGATCACAATTATTAACTGGTAAAGTATCTGAAGAGGTTTTTGAAAAAAGAAAAGCTTTGTGTATGTCTTGTCCAAGACGAAATAACTTTAAACCAGATTCAGAATCTATTGGTTGGTGTTCTAGCTGTGGTTGTAGTGCAAAGAATCCAAGAGCAGCCCTTTCACATAAATTATGGATGCCAGACCTTGAATGTCCTTTAAAGAAATTCCCTAAAGAGGTTGGTGAAGGATTTAATGCTGCTGATGCATTAGATTCAGTGAAAGGAATTATTCAATCCGTTGGTGATCTTTTTAAGAAAAAAGAATCTGATGAAGAAATCAATACAGAGCAGAAAGAATAAATAGTATACTATGTCATGTATTAAAACAATCTTAAATTTTCAAAATGAATTACGCCTTCACCACTGGGGAACTAAGTCATATTCCGCACACATAGCACTAGGAGCTGCCTACACAGGCATTGATGCTCTATTAGACTCTTTTGCCGAGACTTATATGGGAACGCTTGGTAAGGATGAATTAAGAGATATTAATGAGTTGACTTTAAACGGACCATATAAAACAACTGCTATGCAGGTATTGAGTTCATTTGAAGATTATTTGACTGAAGAAGTACCAAAAGAACTTGGTGGAGATCAAACTGCCTTGTTAAATATAAGGGATGAGATGCTTGGTTTGGTACAACAAACCAAATACTTACTAACCTTGTCATAGGAGTTAATATGAAAATTTCAGAACTAGTTTACGAAGTCCGAAAACTAGCACGCAAAGAAGAAGATCCTATCAACAAGGATCTTTTTTATCAATGTGCTAAATCATTAGAAATTCTTGGTAATCTTGCAAAGATATCTGATCTTGCAGTTGCAGAACATAATGCAGCAGAAGAACCATCAATCGATTACGATGGTGAGCTCAAATGGAATGTAGATGATGTAACTCTATCCATGATGGATGAGCATATTGATGATCTAATTCAACATGGATTTATGGATCCAATTGATCGTTGGCCCTACGGTGAACAACCATTTACCAAGTTTGTTGCCAAATATGCTCAAAGTCATTTCATCAAAGATTCTAAAACAGAATAGACCTTTGTTGGAATAGACACATGACTCAGAACAGCCATGTTAGACGGCATGATGCGTAGAACGCATTTGCTATAATATGGATCTTGTTTAAAAGAATAGAATTTTCGTGATTTTTCCATCATGAAATGACTATAGATGTATACGTGAGCCCGTTTGGAATACATTTTTGTATCAATTTTTAATTTAAATTCATTAATTAATCGAACGGCTCGTTTTTCACAGTCTCTTTCCATAGAGCGAACAATAAAAAATGCTCTTTTAACATCTTTAGCAGCATAATTTTTACCTTTTAGCCATCCATCTACAATATTTGAGGCTTTATATGACTTTTCATATACTTTACTGTTATTAATGTATTGTAAAAAATGACAATATTCATGAACGAGAACATGTAAAAATTGATTACAGTGTCTGGCAATACGAATAGCCTTTCCAGACTCATCAAAGCACCCAGAACAGCGAAACCCATCTACATTGACACATTTACCGCGTCCAATAATAAGTTTCATACCATATTGGGCAAGATGCTGACGTACAAATTTTATAAACTGATGACTCATCTGTTCCATAAAGTCCTCCTCAGTCAGTATTATTTATAATAATCACTTGACAGGTCAAATATAGAGTGTATAGTATAGCAACTTCTTATAAGAAAGGAAAGTTCTATGGATATTACTACTGTTGACCGTCCGACTAAGATTCAGAGAGTGTTTGATTATATGCGAAATGGTACTCCGCTGAATGCATGTGAAGCCCGTAAGCGTTTTAAGGTTGCAAATATGCGCGCAACTATGAGCAACCTTCGTGAGGCTTTTGATCGTATGGATCTCAAGTATACTGTAGTTCGTGAGACCGTTAAGGGTCGTGCACACTACCGAGTTGTTCGCTCACGTAGTCGGTAAAATTTGTAAACTTTTTGTTAGACACAAGACCTCCAGTAATGGGGGTCTTATGTTTTTATACTAAAGTATATTGTAGACAGTCCACTCATTACACAATATATTGGTGTTGATGTACTATATGAATCTATGATGGCATATGCGCCATTATATCCAGGAACACCATAACTTTTATAAGCAGATCCCAATGGAATTTCTCTAGCGGCATCAATATATGTTTCTAATGAATATCCTAATATAGACGGATGACTTAAATCAATTTTTAAAGTTGTATTACCACTTGGTTGTGTTAATGTTACTGATGATACTGACATTGTAACATTTATATTTAATGCAGCAATATTTGTAGTTGATGTTGGTGAACTTATTGTAATATAAATTAAATTATTAAATGATGGAGATATTATACTAAATGGAGTTGATATACCACTTCCATATATTAAATCATAACACGATTTGCAGTTTACAAAACTAGATAAGTATCCAACTGCTATCTTTGAAGTTCTTAATTGCGATTGGTTTAAAGTTTGGTTTTCATAACAATTTATTAAATCTTTAGTTAAAGCGTTAGATATTGTATAAATTCCAGTTACATTAGACTGTTGTGGATAAGTCAACAAGGATGGGTATCCACGCATATATAAATCAACTGAAGTATTAGTAGTTGAAAAATCTTGAAAAGTTCCACCTGATGCAAAATATAATAGTTCAGTAGAGTCTTTTAGTTGTATAGTTCCACTGATTAGAATACGTTCAGCGTTGTTTAATGTACCACCCGATATTTCAATGTATTCTTCAAAACCATATGCTGATCCAAGAATACCCATACTATTGAATGTTGTTTTAGAAAGATTTGGAAGAGAGTTTACTAAAAAATATCCAATAGTTCCACCAGTAGATGTAAAAGTATATTGTGGGGTGTCTACAAAATTATCTTTTCCATAATAATTGTAATCAGTTGTTGCAGTAAGACCGGAAACAATAGTAGCAATAATAATATGATTATCATTAATAGTAGTTGATAACCTACAAGTTCCACTTAACGTTGTAGTAACATTGTTATATTCATCAAAATATTGTGATGCTGATATAGAGAATGTTTCTCCTGCACCAGAAAATCCACCAAAAGTTCTTTTTAAATATAATGAATCAGACACATCATATACATGCGAATAATCAATTGTACATGTGGAACCACTTATTAAAATATTTGGTTTGGAATTTAAAATTCCTTTTGTAAAAATAGGGTCTACGGTTAATCCAGTAACGTACAAACCATAATTTTTTAAAGTTCTAACTTTATTTAATGTATATGCTGATTCTGTTTCTGCCATTTTTTATTCACGATGCATTATAAAATAGTGCTTGTGTACCACTTCCGGTAACAGTCCAAATTTTATTAGTATTATTTACTTTAACAAATATTTCTTCACCTGGATCTAATCCGTATGATGTTGTTGAAGATACTCCAGTATTACCTGCAAAATAAACTAAATTTGTATTAGTTGCTGCAGCTTTAAGATTTATACCATATGAGCATGTAAACCCAGTTGGATCCATTTGTGATACAACGGCAGTTGGAGCTGTTCTACTAGATTTAATACTAGACGGAACACTACCAGCAATACTCAAGATTTGAGCATTGAGTGTAAGAAGTTGACCATATACATTGGTCATACCAGCAAGAATAGCTGTATCATTAATACCAACTGTATTTCCCACTGTTACTGCAACACTAAGTCCACCAGTCATTCCTTGAATGCGTAATCCATTACCAGGAGAGTCATTGGTTACACCAATTGTTGATGCAATATTTGCAGTGATTGTAACACCGCTAAAACTTACTTGCATTGGATTTGAAGTAGTTCCGATAGCAACACCACTGGCATTGACCATATTAGAATAAATCCAAGTATTTCCACTTGGACCAAATACAGAAACATTGTCTGTAAGTTTATTTAAATATCGTCCACCAGTAACTTCTACTCTGCAACCAGTTGTGGTCTGTACGTATACAGGTGATGCAGTAAGACCCATAACATTAACAGTACCAGATACTGGAACTGGAGTTCCTGATCCAACACCCTGAATATTGATTGTTCCACAGAATCCGGAAATATTAGCAGTCATACCACCAGCTACGCTGACAGGAAGTGGAGTAGCAGTATCTACTACTGTAAGTGATCCAGTAGGACCATATGCCATTTTATAAATTTGGGTGTAATTAGTTATACCGCTGACTAATACAGGATCAGCCGAAACAGCAAAGGTTACTCCACTTGTTTCGATAACAACATACGTTTCTCCAAAATATGGTGATAATGACATAATTTATCCTTGTGTTCCTTGGTCTTCAATATTTATACTCTTATATTTATTGGATTTAATATAAATCCATGATATAATAACATTATGTATATAGATGACTCTGCAAAAGAACAATTTTCAAATAAGGTAATATCAAGAGTCAAATCGACCAATATGACTTTTATGGATTGTGTTTTAGAAATTACAGAAGAAATGGGTTTAGATCCAAGTGCTTCTGGTAAACTTTTAACCAAGCCAATTATTGAAAAAATTCAACAAGAAGCTCAAAGTTTACATTTGATGAAAAAGTCTAAATCTAAGAAGTTACCGATTGACTAATCTAAATCAGAGTGTATAGTGATAGAGAACTGTTAGGCCAAGGTAGATCCTTGGGGAAAGAAAGACACATATGGCAAATTTTTCAGATTTCAAGAAGAAGAGTAAGAACTCAGTCGCATCACTAACCGAGCGCATGGATAAGCTCACGTCAAAGGAGAGTTACAAGGATGACCGTATTTGGAAGCCAGGTATTGACAAGGCTGGAAACGGTTATGCAGTAATTCGATTCCTTCCTGAGATTGCAGGAGAAGATACTCCTTTTGTTTCAGTTTACAGTCATGCCTTCAAGGGCAAGGGTGGTTGGTTGTTTGAAAACTGCCCAACTACTCTTGGAGAGAAGTGCCCTGTTTGTGAAGCAAACACGGAACTCTGGAATAGTGGAATTGAGGATGACAAGAATATTGCACGTAATCGTAAGCGTAAGTTGACTTACATCTCTAACATTCTTGTTGTTGAAGATCCTGCAAATCCCGAGAATAAGGGAAAGGTTTTTCTTTATCAGTATGGTACCAAGATTTTCCAAAAGATCCAAGCACTTGCTCATCCAGAATTTAAGGATGAGACTGCAATCGATCCATTCAACTTTTGGACTGGTGCAGACTTTAAGATCAAGATTCGCAATGTTGGTGGATACGTGAATTATGATCGTTCTGAGTTTGCTACTCCTACTCCTCTTCTTGGTGGAGATGATAAGAAGTTAGAAGAACTTTGGAAGAAGCAGTATGCTCTCAAGGAGTTTACTGACAAGAGTCAGTTCAAGAGTTATGATGAACTCAAGGCTAGACTCAAGAAGGCAACTGGAGACGATATTCGTGCTCAGTTTACCGACTCAAAGAGTATTGAAGATGATGTCACGGATAATGTAATCCGTGAAGACATTGAGGAAAAGGATCCTCTAAAGTACTTCTCCGAAATGGAGAATGATTGAAAAAAGCCCCGCAAGGGGCTTTTTTTATGCCCATGTTGGATATTGAGCAAAACGTTCTGCTCTGGCATCAAATACTAAATTAGTTTGTTCTAGTGTTGGTCGTTCTTCAAACTTTGAAGCTGGACTTGGATTTGGTATCCATTTATTCTGTGCATTATCTGCCAAACTTGTTACACTATCTCTTATACCATCTACATTTTCTTCTAATTTTTTATAGGATGCTTCTGGATCAAATTTAACTTGTAATTTTATTCCAACGTCAGCGACTTCTGCACTTGTTTTTTCAGATACATCTACTTTAGTTGCTTGATAAACGATTGAATCCAGTAACGGTGGATCAACAATTGTTTTAAACACAACACTTTCAGGTAAATCCATATCTTCGGGAATACTACTATCAAGTTGCGCTGATCGAATATCTGAAGGTTTAATAGATGGGGCAAATAGCTGTTGTTCTGCGGTTACATCCAATGATATATTATTATCGTCTACCATTAATTAAATCCTTGCATGTTTGGTGTGTGTGACATATTTTCTTGGTTCTTTTGATCTTGATAATCTACTAACAATTTAACATAAACTTCGCGTTCCCACCATACCATATTTTCTAAATCAAACAGATTCCAATTAAAATTATTTATCAGGGTAAAGTTAGTAACATAGTAATCTTTTAAATCAAAAAACTTTACCGATAAGTAAAAAAAGTTAAAAATCCATTTACCTCCTTATCACCATCTTCCGTTTTGATAATTAAAAACAAATCAGGCTGGGTCTTTAAAAATTCTTCAAATTTAGGAAGAACGGTCATAGGTAAATTATCTAAAATTAATTTAATTTCTTCTGTAACATATTTACTAACATGAAAGATCTCACCATTAAATATAACTTTTTTAATACATGCTTGAATTACATCTTCTTTATTCAGTGTATTTAATTTTAATAAATCTTTTATCGTTGGTGTTTCTAATACTAAATTAACATTATTAGTTAACTCTATAGTTTGCGATGATATACTATTTTTTCCATATATCTCAGAAATAGAAACTTGAATTCGTTCTTTATTATGAATCAAATTTAATTGTTCATCTACACTCTTTGATCTTATTTGTAAAAAAAGAAATTCAGCATCTGCCATACACAATTCTAAAACATTAATATCTTTAACATTAGTTTTTAAAATATCAACTAAACTAGTTAATGCCAATTTTCTATTTTCTTCTTGTAAGATAATAGAGATATTTTTTGCATCCTTTACTCTGAATGGAACAAACGAAACAGTTTGTTTCGAGAAAGGAAGAGTAGTCTGATATTTTGGTAAAAGACTTTCCAACGAATTAAGTATATCCATATTATGTACCTGGTTTAAAAGTGAAATCTCTGAACATCATCAACACTTGATATGTCATATAATCATTAGTCTTCATCATACTCAATTCAATTGGTAAACATTCAATAGGATATATTTCAAAAAATGTATATATTCTATTAATATTACCGTTAGGATCAAGTATATTAATTTTCATTTGTGTTTTTGCAATTATATCATCATAGTATGAAAGTTGAAAAGGTGTTTTGTATGTACCTCTTTGTCTTCCTCCCGAGTAAATTAAATTAAACCATGTATCATAAAAATCTGTAATAAAATGATCATTGGTTACAGCAAAAGTTAACATAATTCCTTGAGGAAATTTTTGAGATCTAGGAACGCTTCTACCCAAACCATATCCTGCAAGATTGTCTGCTACAGAATCAATAGCTCTTGCACCAATCATTACTCCGATTGGTTGAAAGTCATTGGCTGGTACTAATCCACTTAATGCTGGTGGCAGTCCATTAAAGGACATAGAAAATCTATTAGGTCTCTGTAGTCCTTTGTGTCTATCAAAAAAGTCTTTGATTGCTGTGATTGAATTAGTTTGATTTGGTGGTATTGCCATTTGAAAAAAGTTCTTTTTCTGTTATTATTTTAAAAACCATATTATTCTTATCACAATACGACTTAGCTGCGTTCCATTTACAATTATTTACGATCCAAGTAAACTTCTCTTTTTTAGAAGCATTTTCCTTTATCATGGTTTGTTTTTTGGGTTTTACTTCAACCATCCAATTTTGTAAACCATTTGTGTTCTGAAACTGTATTAAAAAATCTGGATAGTAATTGTGCATCTTTTTATCAATAGGACTCATATATGGAATGGCAATTTCTTCAGATGACCATTTTAATATACTTGAGTGTTCATCACAGAATACACATACATTTCTTTCCCACATAGATCTACAGACAATTTTGGATACATCTCCTGCGTATTTTCTTGGATTTTTAGGATTAAAAATTGTTCTGTACGCCATTATAATATTTAGTTAAATTATCTAAATATTATTACATGGCACAATATAACTTTAGATATCCATATGGCTTGGCTCAAGCAGAACAACCTCTTTGGTTGAATTTTTATGCTGCTAATTATTCATTAAAAAATAATGAACGTACCAGAGCAGGGGTTATAAACAGAGCATTTGCCCAAATTTCATTACCTATGCCAAAAGAACCTGGATATCAAGTTGCTCACGAATACGGTGAAAGCAATAACAATCCAGTTGGACCTATGATCAATAGATCTGGGCTAGCGAACAGCGGTGGAGGAATGAAAGGGGCAATCAATCTATTAAAAAGAAATATACAACCAGCAACCTTTTATTGGGAAAGAATGTTTGCAACCTCTACTTATAGACGTTTCAGCAATATTGCTGAAGCAACAATGGTATCTGAAGGACGTAAAAAATACTTTTTTCAATATGTTTTTGTTCCAAAAAATGCTGCAGAAAGTATTCAAATTGAAGAAATTATTGGAACTTTTAGAAAATCATCTTATCCAGCCGTAGCCACCGGTTTACCCGAACGGTCATACCCTCAAAATCTATGGGCATTAAAAATATCCAAAGGTAATGGTGTTGCATTAGGTGGTGAACAAAACTTAACAGCAAACTGGATGGGAGAACCTTTAGTTTGTGTTTTAGAAACTGTCAAGGTTCAAAAGAATGATGAAATTGATCCGGTTATCAGATATCTACCAAATGGCGCATCATCTATTACTTTATTAGGGTTGCTTTTTAGTGAATTTGAAACTGGTACATATGTCCCAGAAGCAAATTCTGTTTGGTCTAAATCAGAAATCTCAAATTATTATTTTGGTCCATCCGCATGAAATTCTTTGAAAATTTACCAAAAACTTCGTTTGAAACTACAATTGGTACATTTAGTATCTCTGATTTTTTTACATATCTTGATGTAGAAAATGCTCCAATACAAGAGAGTAATATATCAATAGATAGTAAAACTACTCTATTAGAGGCTGCTGCTACTACATATCAAGATCCAGATAGTTTCTGGGCAATTGTTGCTGCAAATAATGTAATTAATCCATTTACATTAGTTGAGAGTAATGTTAATATTTTTACAAATGATAATAAAAATAATCAGTGTTTTGTTTTAACTAGTCAAGCATATTTTCTTCCTGCAGCCAATGGATTTACCGCCGCACCTATCGGTAGTTTAATATTTCCTTATTTATCAGATAATTTAGCCCCACCCTACTCCTTTGCATCTACGGGTTATTATGATATGAATGGACCTATGGCGGTAATAGTTGATTCATCGTTTTATGATCTAACGACTACAGTAAGTATAGTAAAAGGAGGAAATAATTTTTTATCTACACTTACTGCTGCACCTCTTACAGTAATTCCTTTAAAATCGGATGGAAGTTATGGGGAACCTTTTTTTAGATTTATGAGAAGTTTACAAACATCAAACAATAAAGTTATTAAACAAGTTAATTCTACTGATGGAAAAACAATATATAAAAATACTAGAGATTTTAATACAGCACCAACATTAGATACTATTCTACCACAATCAACTCCACTAAATGGTGTTACTGCATATACAACATATACTGCACAACAAGAAATTACAATTGCTTCTAAGAATATTCAAGCATACGTACCAAAACAACTTGGTTTAATTCAATCTTCATTTGTTACTACTAAGTATAATTGATATCTTATGCCAAATACACAATCACAGTTTAATCCAGCATATTCTACTATTAAATCAGTTTTTGTTGGTGGTTTAGAAATAAACAAACAAAATACAGAATGTCGGTTTGAAAGAATAGAAATTGTTGAAAACATAACAGAAGTTTTACCACGTGGAACGGTAGTTGTTACAGATTTAAAAGATATTGTTAGTTATGTTAGCAACAACAAAATTGATAAAGTTATTATTGAATTTTTTGATGGTAAAAAATGGGATTGTGATGTTACTAGCGTTTCTTATGTTAATAATGCAGGATCAGATAGTGATGATACAATAGTTGCTATCAATTTTACAAATCATTATTATAAATATTTTTCTACAAATTCATTAAATGCACTTTTACAGTTTAAGAAACCTAAAGTGTTTCATGTAAATGAACTAGTAGAACAATTAAGATTTACGTTTGGAGTAATACCTGGGTCTGGTTGGAATGATTCTGCCTCAAATTATTTTTTATATAAACCATTGTCTCCATATAATTCTGGTGAAGAAACTATTCCAGATAATGCAATTGAGTTATTTAATTATCTTTCAACCGGTGCTGTTGATGAATTCGGTGAACCTAATTTTATATTTTGGACTGGTATGGCTGGTGATGTTAATTTTAAATCATTTAAACGAAACATTGAAGCTGATGCATCATATGCATCTATGGATGCTGATGTAAGAAATGTTGGTATATTCAAAGGTGATGCAGTTATTCAAAAATTGTCTGATAAAAAACAATATAGAAAAGCTTATTTCTTTGCGTCTAATCCAGCATATCAATGGATTTCTAAAAACTATTACTATATTAGAAAAACACCAAAATACTTAGATAGTCTTCCTGAAATTACTATTCCTGATGGTTTAAGTGAAGAAGAACAAGAAACAGCAAAAGTTGATGCAGCGAATACTACACAAAATACAGCATTAAAAAATCTTACCTTTCAATTTCAAGATGATGGACAAAAATATAATATTGATGTTGTAACTGTGTCTGGGCGAGGAACAGACGCACCACAAGGTGGCGATCAACTAATTCCAGAAAACTCATGGGGATATTATGATGGACAAGTTCCCAGTAATGCTAAATCTATTACTAATACCATCTATAATCAATATGGTGTTGAAAGCAATTATAAATCATTAAGTTTAATGGGTCTGGATGGATTTATGCCGTTCCTGGATAGTCCAGATATGTGGAAAAATATGTTTGATGTTACTCCTATTCATCCGGATTATCCTGATAGTATAGACGCAGATCCCGCTAACATTGTTTCTGGTGTAGACACAAAGTTACAAAAGGTAATGGATATTAGATATGATATATTTTCTGGTGGAGCGTCTGGAGCATCTGCCGCGGCTGGTAGACTAGAAAAAATTAGAGAAATTGAAGCACAGAACTTTGTAATGTATTCATTGTGCTGTATGGGAAAACAAGAAAATTGTTTCTTTGCGGCTCTTCAACGATATGAACCAGATAATACTTATTATGGAGTAACATGTGCCCCAGATCCAACCTTACCAGGTTCTGCTAAATTTTACAGATATAAATGGAATAAAATATTATTTGAACCGGGACATGAAGGTGTAACTTGTGGAACGTGTGGTAGTTCTGGTGCATCTGGTGCGTCTAGTGGAAATGGCATATCTGGGTGTACAACCTATAGTCATCAATTAGAAAAATGGTGTTTAGATCCTAGCACAAAATCTAGTCCCACCCAAGATGATACTTGGGCAATCAATTTAAATGAAAGAGGTTTGTCTGGGGCGTATTTACCACCTGGATGGGTTAGTCCAACATCAGCTTCATTTAAATTCAGACCAATTGGTGCAAATACAAGTTCTGCTATCGGTGTTAGTGGTGGTAATATAAATCATATTGCTAGAGTTTGTATTGAACAAATTGATGCAAAAACAAGAGTAACTTATTTTTGGATTGAAAATGTCTTGGATGGACTCTGTTAAAATTAGGATATTCGATGTCATCAAAACAAATATACACATACGGTACTAATCAAGGGCAAGAATCATTTTATCCAGTTATAAGTCGTGATTCTTATGAATGTGCCAATTCGTCTATTACTAGAGGCGTTACAAGTACTCCTGGATCTATAGAAGAATGTTTTCAAAGTTTTCCTGGAGTTAAAGAGATTGCAGAAGCAATTGGATTCTATAAAGCACCAGTAGAAGAGTCTGAAGGTGTTTCTGGAAGTTCCGGTGGTATATCATTGTGGGAAGGTCCAACTGGATGTCCACCGGTACTGAATAGGTTAAATTCATCAATACCTGTAGATATATATTTTGATACATCTAATGAAGAATGCGATAAAATTAATAGTACAGAAGGATTGGGTGACAAATGGTTGGGTTGTCTTTGGGGAACGCCTTCTGCACCATATAGTTGTACTTGCCCAGATATAGGACCTAAGTATGAAGCGTATATCAAACTTCGATTAAATGTAGCATCTTTCTGGAATACTCCTGTTGAAACACCAGTAAAACGAGCAGAATTTACAGATGCATTGCAGTATGGAAGAAAAGTAGATGTAACTATTCCTGGTGATTTTAATTTAAAAGTTGGGCAGACAATTCGTTTAAATTCTAATGGTATCAGTGGATATCCATATGCATCAAAAAATGCTGTATTAAATACTGTTTATTATATTACGGGAATTAAACATGTAGTTACCAGTTCTGGGACACACGAATCTGCATTAGCTTTAACGACAATTGCTGGCGATTACACCGGGATAACAATGAATGTCCCAATTTACCCATGATATAAATATTCTAATGGCTATCAAAGATTTTTCAATATTATTTGAAAAGATAAATTCTTCATCTACTAAAAAAGACATAGGTCTAGTTAGTGGGTTTAATGCATATTCACAATATATTGAAAATGTGTGCAAAACTCAAAAAGGAGAATTGGTATCTGATATCAATCTTGGCTCTGATTATTTTAGTTATATTTTTGATGGACAGTCAAATATTGGGCTTTTAGAAACTAATATGGCAGCATATATTAATTCTGCTATACCATCTTTAACCGATGTTAAAGTAAATGTACAATATGCATCAGATACAGTATTTCAATTTTTAATTTACTTTTCAACTTCTGATGGCATCGTAAAACAATCAAACACCTCTACATTTATTGAAGTCGAACTATAATGACATACCAACTAAAAAACCTCAATGTTGCCTCTTTAGATTTTAGTGAAATTAAATCATCACTTACATCATTTTTTAATAATCAATCAGAATTAAAGGATATTGATTTTGCAAATAATGCTAGTACGGCAAATTTAATATTAAATATTCTTTCTACAGTTACTGCATATAACGGAATATATGCTCAATATGGTTATGTAAATTCATTTGCTACCACGACAACTTTATTACCAAGTATTTTAGGTATTGCTGCTAACAATTCAGTACTCATCGCTCCATCACAAAGTGCTACATGTACCAGAACTGTAACTGCTGCTGGTGCAACGTTATATCCATATACTACATTTAAAGCAAAAACAACAACCGGAGCCGATACTTTCTTTTTCAATATAGGTACAGTAAATTCTGGTGTAAGTAAATCCTTAAAATTATATTCTGGATCAGAAGTTGTGTCTTATACGAATTATGATTATGCCACACAATCGTGTGAACTCCCATATACAGTTGATCCAGATACAATTTCTTTTTATGAAAATGCAAATGGTTCTGCTACATACTCAGAATGGACTCGAGTAGATAAAAGTTCTACAGGGATGGTTGGAAATAATAAAACATTTACAGTAATCAATGGTCCCAAGGGATTTATTGTTACAAATAATTTTGTATCTGCTCAAGAAATACAAACTTCAAATTCAGTATTAATTAAAGCAATTACATCAAACGGAACATCTGGCAATAATGCTGCTATAACTGCAAGATCTGATGTTACGTTTGTAACAAATGCAATTCCTTCTGGTGGGTATAGTCAAATTTCTGTTACAGAAGCTAGATGTAGGCTTTTATTTAAAGCAACTGGACAAGATAGATGTGTAACAATTAATGATTATATTAATGCTATTTTAGGTTCGGGGATTTCTGGCACATCAGATTCTTCACTTATAACTGTAGCAAACCATTGCTGTATTCCAGGAACAGTTCAAATTTATGTAAATGGTCTTTCTTCTACTAATCAAACACTATTACTAGCATATTTAAATGCTAGATGTGTAGCTGGTATAAATTTGGTGTATCAATTATGATCTTTTTTCTTAAAGAACAACCTGTTTCTTATGAGGTAAAAAACGCAATTACTACTGCAAGAGCCAGTAGTCTTTATGGGAGTGATTTTTATAACCGAAATAATTCTAAATGGTTGGGTGATAATCTTACAGTAGACTCTTTATTTCCACAGTGGATTCTTAAAGCATATGAATCCGATCCAAATAATGTTGCTATTGTTCCAATAATTAAAAATTATTTAAGATGGTTATTAAGTCAGGAATATGGATATGGTGCTCAATTAAATTGGGAAAATATTAGAGTTCCATTGTTTATGAATTCACTATTTTTAGAAGCAGTTGCAGATTTTTATTTTCCAAATGCTGATTTTTCTCAATCTCATTTGCGTTCAATACTTCCAAATATAAGAAGATTTTTAATTAAATCAGATTCAAATTATTTTGATATTAAAGGTACACCACCTGCAATCAAATATTTGATATGTTCACTACTTGGATTTTCAATAAGTGATGTTGTAGTTACCACATCTAATTTTACCAATATAGATATTAAAGTAACTAGTTCTTTGCTTTTAGATATAGAAAAGTTTAAACCATTTATTGCTTCATATGTTGTTCCTGCTGGTATGGCTGTTAATTATACAACTTTATAAGATTATGTTTCAAAAAATGATGATGTTTGCTGCTTCTCTAGCATCTAGAGGACTTGGCAACAAAAAAACCGATATTCAAACAAAACAACTTAGAGTTCTATCTTGTTTTGGTGGAAGCAGTATAAACACACCATGTGTCTTTTTAAAGACTAGTTCAGTTGACCCAACCAAGAGTTACTGTGGTGGATGTGGTTGTGGAGATAAACCACATACATGGTTAATTCAAAGTTCGGATGATTATTCAAAATTAGATTATCCTGTTTTGAATTGCCCAATGAAAATGCCTGGATTTAGTGATTATGATCCAAACTTTAAACCGATAGAAGTCAAATTACGAAAAGAAATGATCGAAGCCATAGATCCAAACGAATTACAATTTATTCAGGTAACGATAGGCTCAAGTGAAGAAAAAGAAAATTTAATAGATAAAATAAATAAAATTGTTGAGAATTCATAAATATTTCTATGGCAATTACAACTCGACAAGAATTCATTGATTTTACCTATAGACGACTCGGTGCTCCAGTAATTCAAATTAATATTGATTCTGAGCAAGCTGAAGATCGTTTAGATGAATCATTAGAATATATGCATGAACGTCATTTTGATTTTAATGAGCGTGCACAGTTTGTCGTACCAATTACCGCTAATATTATAGCAAACAAATATTTTGATGTTAGCACCTTTGGTTATAGTATTGGTGCTCAAGCCGTTACGTCTTCCACTACAGGAGTAACATCATTTTGGCCAGCCGCTGCAGATATTAGAACTATTTCGAAGGTATATAGTCCAGGATCTGTTGTTGGTGATTATATGTTTGATCTAAGATATCAAATGACTTTATTTGACTTCTTTGGTTTATATTTTAATCAGAGTGGTTATTCCCAGGGTCCTATGGGTTTATATATGGAAGCAATGACATATATTTCTATGATAAATGATGTATTTAATTACCCTTCTTCATTTACGTATACCAAAACTACTGATCGTTTGTTTTTAGAAAATGAATGGGATAAGGTTAGAACAAATTCATATGTTATGGTAGAAGCATACGTACAAGTAAATCCAGATTATTATCCAAAAATATGGAGTGATCGTATTTTCCAAAGACATTACGCTGCATTGTTGAAAAAACAATGGGCACAGAATCTGATGAAGTATACTGGTATGCCTCTTCCAGGTGGAGCACAACTCAATGCTCCAGCCATAATGCAAGATGCTGTACGCGAACTAGATACAATTGAAGCAATGTTGTTAAAAACACAGGAACTACCTGTAGATCCAATGATTGGTTAATATGGCTATTAATCCTTATATCAATAGTACCAAATACGGACCAGAACAAACTCTGATCGAAGATATTACTGTTGAATTAATTCAAGGAATTGGACAAGATTTGGTATATGTTCCACGTCAATATTTTCAAATAGATAAAATTTTTGGTGAGGATCCATCATCATCATTTAAAAAAGCTTACACGTTAGAGATGTTTATTCAATCATATAAGAGCTTTGATGGTACAGATGTCATTACTCAATTTGGATTAGAGATTAAAGATAAGATTACCTTAGTTTTTGCCCGTAAAAGATTTAAACAAGAAGTCACAGATATTGATTCTACTATCATTAGACCCCGCGAAGGTGATCTTATCTATCTGCCATTATCTAAATCATTGTTTGAAATTAATTTTGTTGAACATGAAAATCCTCTGTATCCATTAGGAAAATTATATTCATATCAAATAACTGCAGAACTCTTTACTTACAGTTATGAGAAAATTGATACCAATAATAATACCATTAACAATCCCTATACATCAACTAAAGGACTATCGGGATCGTTGGTAATTCCACTAAATAATATTCTTGGTACCACCTTTGGTATTAATGATGTACTACAGACTGAAGGCAATTGTTATGGATTTGATCCTAATGATCCATTTTCAGATTGTGATGAACCGGGTAACCCATAAGGATTAATATGTTTGGACACTATTACAACGAAAATTTAAGAAAACTTGTAGTTGGTTTTGGTTCGCTGTTTAGTAAGATTGAAGTTGCTCGTATTGAACCAGACACATCTACCAGTTTTAATATTCGTGTTCCCATTCACTATTCGCCTCAAGAAAAGTTTATTCAGCGTTTATTACAACCATCTTCTATAACTGATGGAACTCGTATTGAAACTCAATTACCAATTATAAGTTATATTATTAATACCATTGTTCCGGATCCTACTCGCCGGTTAAATCGTATTGCCCCAATTTTGAATTTAACAAATGTTAATGGATCATGTCAATCTTCTGGAACTCAAATTGGATCTAAGATTCCAGTAAATGTATCATTTAATTTGTTTGTTTACACCAGACACACAGATGATATGTTACAAATTGTAGAACAAATTATGCCCTATTTTGTTCCAGAACATATTATAACAATGAATATGAATGAAACACAACAAGATGTTCAAATACCAATTGTTATGGTAACAAATAGTTTAACTGAAAAATATGAAGGTGATCTAAGTAGTAGAAGATTAAATATTGCATCATTTCAATTTGTAGCAAAATCTTGGATCTTTGGTGAAATAAAGACGGCAACGGCGGTTACTACAGCCAACAGTGGTGTAGTTTTTGAAGATTAAATATGAAAATTAATAAAAATTTAGTTAAGTTGTTTGATGTTCCTGATACTGCAATAATTGCAGAACCAAAGGCAGCATCTGGTGGTACGTTTGACAATAATAATTTTCAAAAAGATTATGAGTTTGTTCAATCAAATTTAAAAGATTTATTGGGCAATGGAAATATAGCATTAGAAAGTGCATTGAAAGTTGCTACCGAATCTGATAGCCCAAGAGCATTTGAAGTGGTTGCCATTCTATTAAAAACTATGGCAGATCTTAATAATAATGTTTTAGATGTTCATAAGAAAGCCAAAGATACTACCGCATCTAATACTAAAATTTCACAAACAAATAATTCAGTTTTTGTTGGATCGACCAAGGATCTTCAGAACCTCTTAAATAAAGATAGAAGCACCGATAAAGTAATCGAAGCAGAGGTTGTGAATAATGAGTCTAAACAACGGTAATCAAGGTTATAGAAATAACCCAAAACTAAAGCCACCCGGCATTGATATTCAGTATACTAAAGAGCAACTGGAAGAATATGTCAAGTGTGCTAATGATCCTGTATATTTTTGTAGTAAATATGTAAAAGTTAAAACTCTTGATAAAGGTATCATGCCTTTCAAATTGTATGATTACCAGGAAGAATTTGTAAAACAGATTCACCAAAATCGTTTTGTTATCTCAAAATGGCCTCGGCAGTCTGGAAAGTCTACTTCGGTTATTGGATATATTTGCCATTATGTTACTTTTAACCAAAGCGTAAATGTTGCTATTCTTGCCAATAAGTTAAAGACAGCAAAGGATGAATTGTTTGCTAAACTTCAATTAGCATATGAAAACCTACCACATTTCTTGCAACAAGGAGTAGTAGAATGGAACAAGACGAGTTTTAAATTGGAAAACGGATCTAGAGTGGTATGTGACGCAACTTCGTCTTCAGCGATCCGTGGTGGCTCTTATAACCTATTGTTGTTAGATGAGTACGCCTTCTTACCTTCACATATTGCTGAAGAATTCTATTCTTCAACATACCCAACCATTTCGGCAGGTTTGACTACCAAACTTATCATTGTTTCAACCCCCAATGGTATGAACCATTTTCACAAATTATGGGTTGATGCTAATAGACCTATGGGACACAAATCCAAAAATAGATTTGTACCAGTTGAAGTTGATTGGACCCAGGTTCCAATAACTCCAGGTGGTCCTAGACGAAATGCTGAATGGGCAGAAGAACAGATTGCCAATACCAGCCAAGAACAGTTTAATCAAGAGTATGGTTGTAGTTTCTTAGGATCTTCGAATACTTTGATTTCATCAACAAAGTTAAATGTTCTTGCTCCCGAAGAACCGATTTCTGAAAATGTAGAAGGTCATAGAGTCTATGAAATTCCACAACCTGATAAAATTTATTTTTTACAAGCCGATGTATCCCGTGGACAGGGGTCTGACTATTCTGCGTTTACGGTAATCGATGGAACTAGTACCCCATATAAAGTGGTTTCCACATATAGAAATAATACTATTAGTCCATTTAATTTTCCAACAGTTATATTTAATTCAGCAAAAGCATATAATAATGCATATGTTTTGATTGAAACAAATGACTTGGGTGGTCAAGTTTCTAATATTTTACACACCGATCTTGAATATGAAAATGTATTGATGACAAAAGTAATGGGTCGTAAAGGACAAATATTGTCTCAGGGTTTTGGTGGTGTGGGTAAAAATGAAATGGGTATAAGAACTACCGCACAAACTAAAAAAATTGGTTGTGCCATCCTTAAACGGTTAATTGAAGAAAATAAGATCATCTTAAACGATGAGCGTATTATCGTAGAATTGATGTCATTTATTTCCAAATCCAATACATATAAGGCAGAAGACGGTCAGCATGACGATTTGGTGATGAGTTTGGTGTTTTTTGCATGGCTAACTAGACAAGAATATTTTGCCGATTTAATCGAACAAGCTCAATTTAGTTATGAAGATGCCAAAAAACCTGAAGATGATAATGTTTTATTCATGCCTTCCAACCATTCAGAAGATGATGAGGGCGAATATGTCCAGGATGGAGTGATTTGGTATCCTAGTTAAAATGCTAAATATTTTGACATCATAAGGAAAATAAATGCCATCACTTAGCTCCTTTATTAACGCCAGCCAATATTCTACTGAAAGTACCACTCTTGATCTATTAGGTGGTATGAAGTTAGGTTCAACCTTTGCCGGAATCACTTTTAATGGTATTAACGGTGCAGCCGGTAATAATCCTGGTGGTTTATTTGGTTGGTTGGTATATGCTAGAGCAAACTTATATACCACCCCAAAGGGAACAACATCAGCTACCTACATTGTATATACGACACCACAAGAACTTGTTGGTGATTTAAACCAGTTGTCCGGTATTACTTCCTGTTTAATTTCAGATCCTTCAGCTGGTGGTACATTTGGTTTTTTCCAAACTGGTGGAACAATAGATACAAAAGTTCAACTTGTACCAAGACCTGCTGGAACTGATTTTCTTCATGCAATTAATTATCTTGCATATGGTGGTACATTAGTTCTTGTTGGTGATCCGGTAGGTTTTGACAACTATATTGCAACTACAGAAAATTATCTAGATGTTATTGTTGGTCAAGAAGCTAATACAGCACTATGCACCTGGTTGATTGACCAACCATATACAACAGGAATCTTTCCTTCTATTCCAGATTCTAGTGGTATAACTGGTAGCGGTTACACGATGGCAAATTATGCTTCATTGTTTGGTAGTGCTTCTCTTGTAACAGGAACAACAGTTGCCAACCGAATATTTAATGTCTACGGTGTTAAGGACATTTCAAATTTAGATACCTCTACATTGCAGTCAAATACTCAAATAACATATAAACTTCCAACTTCTACAGATGTTGCTGGATTCTTTGCAAGAGCAAAAAACAGAAATGAATTATATCTTTCAGTTGCCGGTTTAGACAGATCAACAATCCTTAATGGAAATGTCTCAACATCAATAGATTGGAATGATTCACTAAAAACCACATTAAGAAATAATAAAGTAAATTTCTTTGTTAATTATAATCCAAAGTTCCTTGGTTCAGATATTGTTGGTGCAACTTCGAGCGGATTGCTTACAAGTGATAATCGAGTTGGACCATCTCGTTTGCGTTCAGCCTTAAGAAAAGATTTAGATGTAATTGGTTTGAAGTATCTTTTTGAAATTAATAATTCTACCACCAGAGCACAAGTTACTTCGGAAATTGAAAGTGCAATTGATCCATATCTATCATTTATTGATACAACTCAAACACAAATTATTTGCGATAGTTCGAATAATGTTGATAATTCTGGTTCTTTAAATATGATGGTTGTAATCAAACCAATTCTAAGTATTGACAGTTTTGTAATTGATATTAACCTAACACAATAATGGCAAACAATAATTCAATAACAACTTTTAAAGAAGGTTTTTTAGGCGGCACTCGTGCCAATAGATTTGTTGTTGAACCCATTTGGCCTGTAAGTATTAATGTTCCTGCAGAAGATTCTTCATTTAAAATGATTTCTGCATCGTTACCTGCATCAACTATGAATACTATTAGTGTTCCATATCGTGGAAGATTAATAAATTTTGCAGGTGATAGAATGTATGCACCATGGAATGTTACCATTTACGATGATAATAACACCAATAGTATATGGAAGGGTTTACACCAATGGGCAGAATTTATGGATGGTCACTATACCCATAAAGTAAAAGATAATGATTTTTCATATAAAAAATTACAAACTACTTGGAGAATGAAACAATTAGATGCTAATGGTGAAATTTTAAAAACAATAACATTATACAAATGTTGGCCATCTGTAGTAGATGAAATAAGTTTGAATATGGCAGAGCCAGGATTTGTTGGTTTTAGTACAACTCTTACATTTGATTATATCAAAATTCAAGATGATTACAATAGTTAAGATTAAATAACAATGCTAAACGATTTTAAAAATACCTTTTTTGGTGGAACCCGTTCTAATAGATTTAGAATAGAAGGTTCGTTTCCAACAGGTGGTAAATTTACAGATTTTCATATACGTGCTGCCACCCTCCCTAGAGTTACTAGTAAAACTTTAAGTTATGATTATTTTGGTAGAAAATTTCATTATCCTGGTGAAAGAGATTATGGAACATGGAATATCACGATATGGGATGATGTTGGAAATAATAATTTATGGGGTAAATTAAATAGATGGCAAAATTTAATTAATGATCATGATAACAATAAATCTGCTACCCCCGGAGTAGGAACTGGTTCAGTATCAAGAGAATATAAAGCGGATAATTGGAGAATACAGCACTTAGATTTAAATGGCAACGATCAACCACTCAAAGAATATATTTTACATGGCTGCTGGCCTGCTGGTATTCAACCAGTTCAAATGAATATGGGTTCTCCCAACGTGTTAAATAGTTATACTGTAATGATTGTTTTTGATTATATGGAAATCAAAAATGTGACAAGGAGAACATAAGGTGAATTATGGAAATTGATATATTTGGATTTCAGTTTGGAAAAAAGAAAACTACCAAGGAAGATCAAAAAAATGATGCAATGGCATCGTTTGCAGTTCCAGAAGTATTTGATGGAACTGTAACTGTTGAGGCTGGAGGTTTCTTTGGTACTGCTCTTGATTACGCAGCCACAATGCGTGATGAAACACAGTCTATAATTCAATACCGAAATATTTCAATATATCCAGAAATTGATGCTGCTGTAGATGAGATTGTAAATGCAGCAATTGTTCCCGGTACGGATCACACACCTGTTAAATTAGATTTATCAAAATGCCCAATTTCTGATAATATTAAAACAAAAATATATAAAGAGTTTGATACTGTAATTCACCTCTTAGATTTTAACCATAAATCATACGAGATCTTTCGCAGATGGTACGTAGATTCAAAGTTATTTTATAACATTGTAATTGATAAGGATCTTCCTGGTCAGGGTATCCAAAGTATTGTTGCAGTCGATCCATTAAAGATTAAAAAGGTTCGTAAGTTTAAAAAGGAAATGGATAAGTATGTTCAGCAGACAAATACACCAATTCAATTAATTAAAGAAGTTGAAGAGTATTATGTTTATACGAATAATGATAAAGAGTCACCAGTAATGACTGGTCCACAAGGACTTCATTTATCTCTTGATAGCATTGTATATGTTCCATCTGGATTGGTTGATCTTAATACAAAACGTATTTTAGGATATTTGCATAAAGCCATCAGACCACTAAACATGTTGCGTCAAATGGAAGATGCGATGTTGGTATATCGTATTGCTCGTGCTCCAGAACGTAAAATCTTTTATGTAGACGTTGGTCAACTACCAAAAGCCAAAGCCGAACAATATATGCGGGACATGATGAGCAGATTCCGCACAAAACTTACTTACAACCAAGATACTGGTGAAGTAAGAGATGAACGAAAGATGATGTCAGTACTTGAAGATTACTGGCTTCCACGTAGAGAAGGTTCACGTGGAACTGAAATCACAACTATTCCTGGTGCACAATCAACTTCACAAATTGAAGACATTGAATACTTTAAAAAGAAATTGTTTGCATGTTTAAATGTTCCAATTAGTCGTTTATCTGCTGAATCAACTGGTTTCAATATGGGTCGTTCTACCGAAATTACCAGAGAAGAAATTAAATTCTATAAATTTGTTGATCGTATTCGATATCAGTTTTCTCGTTTGTTCATGGATACATTAAGAGTTCAATTGCTTCTAAAAGGTGTAATGACTCAAGAAGATTGGGATGTTTTAAAAACCGATATTAAATTTGTATTCAACACGGATAATTATTTCTGGGATCTCAAAGAATCCGAAATTCTATCCGAACGTCTTAAGATGCTTTCGTTTGTTGAACCTTACATTGGTAAATACTTCTCAACTGAGTTTGTTAAGACTGATATTCTTAAACAACTACCTGAACAACTCAAAGTTATGGAAAAACAAATGGTTGTTGACAGACAAAGAATTGCACAGGAACAGGCAGCAATGGCAGCACAACAAGCAGCCCAAGAAGGTGGACAGCAGTAAGATTCCATGAATAATACTAAATTATTATTAAAATCAGGAATAGAGAACATCATTTTTAAAAATGATGAAAGCTTTAAGCAAAGTATAATTAAAGTTTTGTCCACCAAATTGAACGAAACTATTAAAGAAACTGAATTACTAGTATCAAAATCATTGTTATACAGAGAGTCGGTTACTCCAGAAAATTCTACGTTAAATGAATTTGTAGACTTTGTAACTAACTTTAAACCCGGAAATTATAAGTTTCAAAGTGGTTCAAATATAAATATTACTGATTCAGATATAATACATATTAAAAATTTATTTGAATCATTGAATGTTAAAAATAGAGAACGTATGGTTTCCGAATTATTTACTGATGGTACGACATTTAAGCAACATTTAACATTTTCACAGAAGGTAAGAAATTTATTATGAAAAACAATATCCGTCAAATGCTCAAGACCGTAGTAGAAGAAAATGCTGTTGCATTCAAAGAACAAGCCACTAAAGTCCTCTATGGCAAAGTTGGAACCCGACTACAAGAACAATATAAAGTCATTGCTAAAGATTTTCTTGGAAAGAAAGAACCTAAATGAAGCTGATTACCGAATTAACTGAAGATATAAAGTATATCAAAGAGAATGCTGGCAATGGAGATAAACATTACTTCATTGAAGGTATTTTTATGCAATCTGGTGTAAAGAACCGCAATGGTCGTGTATACCCACAAGGAACCCTTGCCAAGGAGACCAACCGTTATATTACCGAATATGTAAATAAAGGTCGTGCTCTCGGTGAACTAAATCACCCAACTGGACCTACCGTAAACTTGGATAGAGTATCACATATTATCAAAGAACTCCATGAAGATGGTAATTCTATCTGTGGTAAAGCAAAAATTTTAGATACTCCAATGGGAAAGATTGTAAAGAATCTTATTGATGAGGGTGCACAATTAGGTGTATCTACTCGTGGTATGGGTTCTTTAAAGTCCAAAAATGGATATCAAGAAGTACAAGAAGACTTTATGCTTGCTGCTGTTGATATTGTTGCAGATCCATCTGCTCCACATGCTTTCGTAAATGGAATCATGGAAGGACGTGAATGGATGCTTGTCGAAGGATCGTGGCAAGAGCGTCAAATCGATGCAGCAAGAAAACTTATTACTGGTTCGTCAAGCCGAAATCTAAACAAAAATATTGTCAAAGTATTTGAAGAATATTTTAATAAACTTAAATGAATAAAGATATTTCCCATCTTGCTCGAACTTATTTAATTGAATCGTTTAATAAACATTCAACGGGTGATTTGCATGAAGAATTCTTAAGAGAATTTGGAGAAGGTCCAAGTATAGCCGTTGATGCATATAAGAAAACAAAAGCACCCAAATTACCAAAAACTCCAACTAAAGATGTTATTCCTGTTGATCGTCATGCTCTTGATACTATGAAAGATCCTTCTAAAATTAAATTACCGTATGGTGTAGGTGGAGGTCGTGGTGGAAAAAGTGAAGGTGCAAGTGATGACGGTGATTTAGATATGGATAAAGTTTTATTTGGGGCTACAGAAAAAGATGACCTTGGTAAATATAGTGCGGTTGGGGCGTATGCTCTTGGAAGCAGTTTAGATTGGATGGGAAAATTGTTAGGAAATAAAGCATCATCTATTGGAGGTGGTGTGCTTAAAAAAATTCCAGTTTTAAATAAAGTTCCAGGAGCAATAGACTCACTTTTAGGTCAGGCTGCAGATATATCTGGATCAAGTTGGTTTGATGCAAATATTGGTAAGATAGGTCAAAATGCTCAAAATTTGGCAGCACAGGGAGCTGGAAGTCCATGGGTACCACTAGTTGGCTCAAAGCGTGCAGCATTTAAACCCGAGGACCCATTAGATGCAAGAAGACGTGCAGTATCACAAAGACAGTTAGAAGCACAAGAAAAAGCATACGGTATAACTCCGTAATTTTAAAAACTACTAAATAATTAACACAAGGATTCTTTTATTATGAAACAAAAAAGCAAGAAAACTATTTCAGAAGCAGCAGCCGAAGCCATGGGTCTAGGTGGGTACCCGATGTCCAACGGTCAATCAGATTTTGATGGAACTGGTAAGGGTTCAGTCATTTCACAACCAATTGATTTTGGTGGTGCAGCCATGGCTCAAGCCCAAGTTCCAGTTGGTGCTGGAATGGCAGCTCCAACTGCTATGGCTTCTTCATCAGAAGATGAAGATGAGACGGACGAAGATACAGAAGAAGAGGATGACGATGTGGTTGAGACCACCGAGGAAACCAAACAGGATTTCCGCAATGCTCTTGTTTCTCTTTTAGGTGAAGATGTTGACGCATCATTGGTATCACAACTAGAAGCAATCTTTGAAGCTGCTGTATCTGATCGTGTCGAGAAAACTGTTGCCAACATCGTTCAAAATGTTGATGGTAATGTCAAGACATATCTTGATAATGTAACTGAATCACTTGTAGAGAAGGTTGATGATTATCTTGACTTTGTTGTCGAAGAGTGGATGACCGAGAATGCTGTTGCAGTTGAGCAAGGTGTTAAGACACAAATTGCAGAAAACTTCATCGGTGGTCTCAAGAATCTCTTCGAGAATCATTACATCGATGTTCCAGCAGAAAAGTATAATGTTCTTGATGAACTTTATGCTCAAAACCGTGAACTAGAAACCAAGCTCAATGAATCATTCCAATACAACATGAATCTTCGTAAAGAAGTTTCACTCACTGAGTGTGCTGGTATCTTTGTTGCCGAAACACGTGATCTCGCAGACACACAAGTTGCTAAACTACAAAATCTAATGGAAAGCGTTAATTTCAGCAATCCAGACGAATACCGCGAAAAGCTTGTTGCTATTCGTGAAAACTATCTAACCAAAGGTCGTCCAGTCGCTCGTAATGCCGAACCTGAACAAACCTTTTCCCCCGTCAAAAATACACCAACAACCCTCGTAGAGGGATATGTTGGTGCTATCGGACGACTCAATAAAAGAGTCTAAACTTTTACTTTTACTAAATAATTTTAATCAATAGGAGATTAATAACTTACCATGAATTTTCAAGAAAACACCCCGTATGACATTCTAACCGAGAAGTGGGAGCCCGTACTTAGTCACGGTGCACTCGCTCCAATCAAAGACGATTACCGCCGCAAGGTAACCGCCGTTCTTTTAGAGAATCAAGAGCAATCTCTTCGTTCTCAGCATCTAACCGAAGATATGGCATCTGGTGCCAATCTCGGTATGCCTTCATCGTTCACCAACTCTGGTGGCGTTGCAGGTTATGATCCCGTACTAATCTCGCTCATTCGTCGTTCTATGCCGAATCTAATGGCCTACGACATCTGCGGCGTTCAGCCAATGACCGCTCCAACAGGTTTGATCTTTGCCATGCGTGCAAATTATCAACCTGCTGGTGTTGCTGGTACTTATACCGGTACATATGCAGAAGCCATGTTCCAAGAGCCACAAGCATCCTTCGGTGGTTGTGGTTGGACACTTGATGCATCTTATGTTGCAGCTAAGGGTCTATCGGCCAACAATGGTGGATTCTTCCCTGGTTCATGCGCAGCAACAAATTTTGTAGCCCTCCAAAATCTTCGTGGTATTCTTACTGCGAATGGTGAAGGTATTGGCAAGACTGCTCCATATGCTAGCTGGAATCAAATGGCCTTCAGCATTGACCGCGTTGCAGTACAAGCCAAGACTCGTGCACTAAGCAGTAATTACACTGTTGAACTTGCACAAGACTTGAAGGCTGTTCACGGTCTAGATGCCGAAGCCGAACTCGCAAATCTTCTCAGCACAGAAATTCTTGCTGAAATCAACCGTGAGCTCGTCAAGACCATCTATTATGTTGCTAAGAATGGTTCTCAACAAACCGATCTCGTCACTCCTGGTACATACGATCTTGATCAAGATTCTGATGGTCGTTGGTCAGCAGAACGCTTCCGTGGTCTCAGTTTCCAAATCGAGCGCGAGTGCAATGCAATCGCCAAGGAAACCCGCCGTGGCAAGGGTAACTTCATCATCTGCGACAGCGATACCGCTGCAGCACTTGCAATGTCTGGTTTCATGAGCCTATCACCTGGTATTGCTCCACAGATGAATGTTGACGATACTCAAAGCAATTTTGCTGGTCTCTTGAGTGGTAAGATTCGCGTTTATATCGATCCATATAGCCCAACAGGATTTAATTTCTTCTGCACAGGCTATAAGGGAGAATCACCATATGATGCAGGTCTGTTCTACTGCCCATACGTTCCGCTCCAAATGGTTCGTGCTGTTGATCCTGCTACTTTCCAACCACGTATCGCGTTCAAGACTCGTTACGGCGTAGTTGCTAATCCCTTTGTTCTCAATGGTGCTGTACCTGATGCAGACGCATTGACCACTGGTCTTAACCAATACTATCGTCTAACTCGTGTAACACATCTACACGGTAACACGATCTAAGTAATAGGTCAAAATTTAAGTAACACTTCGAAGCCCTCCTCAGAAATGAGGAGGGCTTTTGTTATTAGATAAATATTTCTATGAGCTGCATTTCAAATATAAATCCACTATACAATAGTTACTTCACATTAATATTTGGTCGTGGAACAAAACAATTTGAATTAAATTGTCAAAAAGCAAATCTTCCTGGATGTACTGTTCCTGATGTAAATCAACCAACAACATTTGGTACAACAATTCCAGTACCAACTATGCAGTTCAATTATGAAACCTTAAATGTCGAATTTATTGTTGATTCTGAATTAAACAATTGGAAAAGTTTATACTCTTGGATGCGCAATGTAGCAAACATTCAAAATGATAATACAAACAATTTGCCGTATCAACAATGGCATCATCAGGCAGTATTATCAATAGTAAGCCCTATATCAAATTGTGTTGTTACTACAGTAACATTTCGGTATATCGTCCCAAGTAAACTTACTGGTATTGTATTTCAATCAGATACTTCTGATGCAGTAATACAAAAAGCATCCTGCACTTTTAAATTTTCATATTATGAGATTTACCCAGATGCCCCAGAAAATCTTAAAAATACTGCTTAAATATAATCTTCTGGATTATCAGACCAGCTTTCAGCAGAATTAGGACTGCTCTCTGGATTAAATGGTAGCTTTTTAGTTTCAGGATTCATTGTGCGGCGTTTTACGGGTTTAGGTGGCTTCGGAGCCTCCTCAACCAATAGATCCTCTACAGAGGGTTCCTGCTGCTCAGATTCTTCTATTTCTTCTAATTCATCGTCAAGAATGACCTCTGACCCCTCAAAACTGTCAATCATATCGTTTACAAAATTTACAAAATCTTCATTATTAAAAAGTTCATTTAACATCATAAGTCCAGCTTCTGGTCCCACTACTAAATCTTCATTAGTATTGTTCATTACAGATTTTGGATCTACTTGCATTGTATGAAAAAATACGTCATACATCTTAGAAAGATCTTCAGTAGGAACTCCTGTATATAATACAGAAGTTCGATTAATTGAAATTTCTGATAGTTGTAAATTGGATGCGTAATTAGTTAATTTAAAATATTCAATGAGATCACCACTTTGATCTCTTGACATTGCACAGTCAATTTTGGCTGGAAATGATATTAAAATTTTATCTAATTGAGCATCACGAACCAATCCAATTAGTTCGTCACCATTGATAAGTTTAACAACTCTAACAATACCACCAAAGGGAGTTTCCTGTACTTCATCAGTCATAGTAACCCTCCTAATTTATTTATCATCGGTAGGTAGTGGCATCGACATTATCTTGTAATCAAACTTTTCTTTTTTATAAATTTTGATTCGTTCTTCAAAATGCCTATAAACATGGTTCTTGTATGACATGTAACAAAGGTCATCGACAATATCATAAACTTTCAAAGTTTTCTTTTTAGCAGATGTCCTTAAACCTCTGCCAATACTTTGTAGTAAACGAATTACAGATTTCGTAGGAGAGGCAAGGATAATATTATCAATGTTGACAATGTTAATGCCAGTACTAGTAGTACCGTAACTCGCAACCAATATGGCATTAGTTTGTGTATCCACGATACGGCGAATTGATTCTCTTGCTTCACCTTCTGTTTTTCCGTGAATAAGATATACTTTCTTATCCGTTCCTGCTGCCTCAATGAGAGCGTGGAGAGGTTTCCCGTGTCCTTCGACATAGTTGAAGAGGATGAGGGTGTTGCCTTTGGTATGAATTGCGAGTTCTTTGACAAATTCATTCCTCCTACTATTACTTATTATAGTCTTGATTTCATCAGGATATTTTTGTTTCTTCATATCCTGCTTCTCTTGATCTGTATACTTGAGTACAATACAGTCAACAGCAAGAGTAGCAAGCAATCCCTTGTTCATAAGGCTCTTTGTCTGAATAAATTGTACAGCAGGTCCTAGAATGCCTTCTATGCTTAAACGATGTGCCTGCGTTTGATCTAATGTGCCAGTAGTACCAATACGAAACCATGCTTTAGTCAACTTCTGACCAATTAGGTTAATTGATTCTGCTTTGGCTTGGTGACACTCATCAAAGAAGATAGCATCGAACTGATCAAACCATTCTCGGGGTAACTTGTAGATAGATTGCCAAGTAGAAACAATTACTTGTTTGTTAGTATCCTTTTCAAGTCCAGCACTAATTTTATGAATATATTTTCTTGATAACCAAGAAGGATCTGCCTTTGAGTAATCAAAGAAGTCGGTTTCCATCTGTGTAACCAGCCCCACAGTTGGAACTAAAACTAAAATCTTTCTGTCTGATTTTATTACGGAGAGTAGATAGCGGAGCAAGACGTAGATTATTAAACTTTTTCCAGAACCTGTCGGAGATATTATTACACACCGGTGAGCGTTGATAGCGTGCAGAATTGCTTGACTTTGGTGGGGGTGCATTTTGACCCGCTGTTTCTTGACTGAAACTTTCAGTGTGTCGTAAAAGTCCAGAAGTTTCTCCTCCGTTATGCATAGCGGATTCCTACTCTCTTTAATATTTAAAGTGTATTGGCGGTCTTTACAAAACTTACTCAGGTAAGATTTCAGACCTCTTGGTAGAGTGGAAGACAGAATATCAAATAATCGTATCTTACCATCCCATATACGCCGTTTAAACAATGGCATATACTCAGCACCGGGAATCATGAACGAGAAATAATCTCTCAGTTCTTGTTTAACGCCCTTTTCTGTTTTTATATAGTAACGAACTTCG